CCCGGACCACCGATACTGGTCGACTGGGAGACAGGGGCAGGAGGTAGTCTACGTTTTAGCAGTAGTCGTTTCTTTCTCAACAATATTGGATTAAAGTATTGGAACATTTATTTTTCCTTGTTCTCGTCAACGATGTCTTGTGCGGTCAATACTCGCTTGACTTTGTTGATCTTTTTAGTCACTTCATCCAGATTGGAAAATAGTGGACCCGATGCTGGCGCTTTGATCTGATTTTTATCATCTGTGGCAGTAGAAGCTTCGGTAAAATTTACCTCGATGGCATCGTTTGTATCTTCCACTCTACCTTTGCCAATGAACTTCATGAGAGTTTCAGCTCGTTCCAATATTTGTGCTTCGGTAGGATAAGGTGCAAATGGCGGATACGGCAATTTAATGCCTTTGTTTCGCCAGGCCTGGTCGGCTTCGGCCAGCCACTTGTTATGGTCTTCTGCTCGCTTGTTGATGTATTCTTCGTTGAGGAGAGTGCGAGCCATTCTCAGCACTTCCATGCGGTGTTTGGCGTATTCGATATCCTTGTCTGTCATTGTTGTCCCCAACGGATTCTGCTCCATATTCTTTCATGTATGATATAAGCGATGGTGTTGACTACAGATGTCATGACACCGATAGACAGTCCCTTCATGACATCGCCAGTGATGAGCCATCCCACAATACTAGTGGTGATGATTACCCATGCTCGCCAGCTCACAGTTTTGGCCACAGTGCGTCTTATGAGATCCATCACATTCTATCTAATATTATGATCAACACAGATATCAAGGCCGTACTTAAAGTAGCTGCGGTAGTTACGGCCTTGATCATCTCTCGTCGATTATGATCACGGAAATCTTTGAGTTGGGCCAGACTTTCTTCGGCTTCATCTATCCTCTTTTCAAGCGTCTGGTGTCGTTGCTGGCATAGTTCTACATGCGCTTCAAGGTTGTCACGCTCGATTCCGGGGTAGTGTTTGGCTGTGATCACTAAACTCACAATATTAACCTATCACAGTTGGTGTAGAAGTCTGTTCAACTGTTGCCATGTCACCGGTGTTTATTAGACGCTGTCCTGAAACTGCGCTACGGTTGTAGTTACCCACGAATGTGTTGTTGGCACTTTGAACAGCACCAACTCCGGGCCAACCATAACCACCTAGACCAGTACCCCCAGTGCCATACGATGGCCATCCAAAACCTCCCCATGGGTAACGACGATACGCGAAGCTACCGTAAAAGGGATGGTGATGATATAAACTAAACATATTCAATCTCCTTGTTAAAAGGCGAGCGAATAATCGCTCGCCTGTTCTCACTTACCAGTAAAAAGGATAGTTATAACCCCTACCATAATAGTAAGGATAACCGTATCCGCCGTATCCGTATCCCCAATACCGAGAATCAATACCTCCGTAGTAAGGATACCCTATACCGGCTGCCAGGTAAGGCCTGGCATAACCCCAGGGCCTATAGAACATGATCTCTTCCCCCGATTAAGTAATCGAAGTTGGAGTCGATGTTTGTGTAGTACCTGTCATGGTTCCGGTGTTAACCAAACCCTGGCTAGAGATCGCGCTGTTTAGTGCGTTGATCGCTGATAGGCTGTTTGCGCTTTGATAAGCACTGACAGCACCACCGTAGGCCAGACCTAAACCACCATAGAGACCATTGAGGCCTACCAAGCTGGTGTTGGTGTTGATTAATGCGGTGTTGAGGTTTTCACGATTGATTTCATTGATGAGAGTGCGTGTCAATGCAGCTTCAGCCATGGTTGTCTCACGTGTACGTGCAGCTTCTTGCATGATCAATGCGTCGCTACGAGCGGCAGCCAACATGATCTGTGTTGCAGAATCATTGGCAGCCTGTTTGGCAGCCGCAATGTCAGTTGCCGTGTGGAATGCTGTTTGCATAGCACGGTTGTTGATGTCGTTGCTTTGTGCAACTTGAAGTTTATAATTTTCAAATACACTATCAGCGACTTTGGTGTTTACCGCTTGAATCTGTGCGCTCAGGGCATAGAAAGGATCTGTAGTGAATGCTCCGGTCATTTCAGCCATTTTTTTAATCTCCTTGTAAAATGGTTTCATATAGGATCGAGACTCCTCGGTCCTATATGTACTTAGAAGAATGGCCGTAAAAAAAGACCAGGCTCAAGCCTGGTCTAATACTTCGTCACACAAATGTTATAACCTCGATCTGTTGTTGGCTGCCAGTGCGAGTTGTGTGCGATTCCTGACACCGTATCTCTTGAGAATGGTGCCCACGTGTATCTTCACTGTGCTTTCGCTAATGTTGAGCTGGCGGGCGATGGCCTTATTGCTGAGTCCCATTTCGCAAAGTAGTTTTCTTACCTGTGTTTGTCGTTCGGTGAGTTCCATGCCCGACTCATCGGTGGATTGTTTCTTGGATTGCCGGGGGGTCGCTCTTTCGATGGCGTCAAGTGGCCAACTCTCGCCTTTGTTTAACAGTTCTTCGTAGGCTTTAAGGGTGACATGGAGGGGAAATCCCACGACCTTGGGAATTATGCCATGAGCTCCGGCGTCACGATAGCATTTGATGACTTTTTTAGACACAGGTTTATTTACTAGTATCGCTATCTTGGGGGTATTTTCATCGAACCTTGATATCAAGACGACTTTGATCGCCGACACTATCTCACTCAGAGTCAATAAACATTCCGATGAACATTTTCTGTGTAGGTCGGCGACGTCTTCCGCGATGGTGATCAATACCGGGGGTGTCAACACCGATGTTAGATATGACAGCAACTCTCGCAGGTTATTCATGCGGCAGGGACGGAAGTTCAGCTTGTCTGCTATGTCTTCAAAATGGAAATATTTTTCTTTGGCCGTTATGCTAATCCGCACTACTGTTTTTATATTATCTATCTCCATACATTTTATCCTTCCACAGTTAACATATTCAAACTAAAGCATGTACGTTCATGAGGATATGGCGAACCTATCAGGATTCTGTTCCACTATGCCAGTTGCGAACTGATGTGCTATCTGCCTGGCAACATCAAAAGATTTATCTGTGGCGGCCAAGTCCTCGTTCCAATTTTTTATCATCCTCATTTTTATCTGACTCAGCCAGGCCTCAACTAGGTCAAGTAATTGATTTTTTAGATTGATCGTGTTCCACGCACCGGAGTTGACAGTGGCCAGGAATTCAAACATTTCTGTGGCATTGGTGTTCAGTCTAGCGACTATTTCCTGTACAAACGTATCGGTGTTGATGTTGAAATTTACTGGTGGTTTTTTGATATAGTCCAGTAACTGTATCAAGTCAGTGACTTGAGATTCCAGGATGTCTCGAAATCTCTGCGCCGAATCTGCATCATAGTAGTCTTTGATGACATTGTAGTAATCGGTTATATTGGCTGTGACCCATTCTCGAGCTGCCATCATCTCTGGAGTGCTATTCATCGCTGCCACCAAGTGGCTACGATTTCTCCAGATATAGTCGTTCCAGAGATCTCGCATCTGAGCATGGAAGTTTCCTATTTTGGCTAGATCCTCTTGGAAATATTGTGTGGTGGTGACTTTGTAGACCATTTTATAATCTCGCTCCATTGTTAACTGCCAACGCCAGTTGTGTACGATTACGCACTCCATAGCGTTTGAGTATTGATCCCACGTGTATCTTTACTGTGCTTTCCGAAATGTTTAGTTGCCGAGCTATGGCTTTGTTTGAAAGCCCACGTTCACACAAGAGATCTCTCACCTGCGACTGTCGATCAGTGAGATCTATACCGTCGGCATTGGCAACTTTTTTCATGTCACTTCCGCGTCGCGAGGATTTTTCCACGACTTCTTGCGGCCAGCTTTCGCCCAGCTCAATGAGATCCTGATAGGCTTTCAACGAAACATGAAAAGAAAATTCAGTGGCTGTTGGCAGTATGCCGTTGATTCCTGCTGACTTCCAAAATTTAATTTTTTCCCGGGTCACTGTATTTTCAACTAAAATTGCTATTTTTGTGATGTCGTCAGCGAATCTTGATTGGAGTATTAATTTGATCGCCGAAACAATTGATTTGAAATTTGTTTCTTGGCTGTTTTCAATTTGGGAGGTTGGATATATTGACAGCTCATTCACTATGGAATCCCGCAAGGCTACCATCATTGGTGGGTGGCCTGTTGAAGTCAGATAAGACAATAAATCATCTAACCCGGTCAAACGACAAGGATGAAAATTAAGTTTGTTTGATATATCTTCAAACACAAAAGTCTCATCGAGATCTTGATAACCCAAATGTAGTACTACTCTGGTATTGCTCGGTTTCTTCTCCATGTATTTCTGCTCCCTTTTGCGCTGAAACTCCTAGCACTTTGTTGTACTTACAAACAATGCATCATTCATTTTTAGTACTAGATGCTGTCGTCGACATCAGTACTAGACAAAAATCATGATAGAAGAGTTTAATACTACGGGCGTCTATATTTCGATGACAAGGACATTTCAGCAGTCCGGAGTTGAAACAGAATAAATCTTATATCTTTCAATTAGTGTAGAGAGTAAGTCATGGATACACGACCACTATTGGACAAATTGATATATTTTTATCAATCGTTTTTTGGTACCAAGAACTGTTGGATTTTAATGCAGAGTGCGTTGGCCACCCATTTCATGGATGCCAAACATTTTTAATATTTCCAGCACATTGGCAGGGATGGTACCGACGGGATCGGTTGTGGGAACAAAAACACTTTTGAGCTCGCCATCGGCCCCGACTACGAATCCGTAGTCGTTTTCTCCCAATTCTTCTTGGTAAGAATCATTAAGGTCCAGCCCTTCTTGTTTGTGTGACATGATCGAGCTCCAATCGTTTTAGATATTTAACTATTTCTTTTTGTAATTTTACTATTATATTTGGATCATGCTCAAATACACGCTGGTAAACTTGATACATTTCGCAGTCCTGCCAATCGGTCTCGTTGACCACAGAATCGGCCGCGATACTAAACCCATAAGCATCAATCTCATCCTCGGACCCCAGGTATTCCTGCTCACTGCGTGTTTCGGGATCAGAGTGATGACTAGAGTATCGGCGGTATCTGCGGCCACTGTGATGTTGCTGTTGGTGTATCCATTCATGGCAGACACATTCGGCTAGATCAAAAGCCAAACGTGGCCAATCAATGAGATCTACAAAAAAGTACTCTTGGTCAGGGTGATAGCAGACATTGATCTCGATGTAGGGCAGTCCTTGACTTTCATTCCAACAATCGTAAAGTCCTGAAACTACCACCATGTCAGGTGTGACTATGGGATCTCTGACTGTACGGAAAATACAGTCACCGTTAGATAAACAACCGCGTATGATACGTGTGAGACCTGCGGCGCTTAATTTCTGCCCTTGATATCTCTCACTTAATTCGAATACGCTGTTGTATATCTTAAAAAACATCTACCTAAACAAAATCAGAGCCATCAGCATTGCCTGTATCATGAATCCCACAGAAATAGTCACGATATTCAGCATGTCTTTTAACACCACCGCCCGAGAAAACATCAACAGCAAACCCACCCAGAGGAAAAATACCACATCGAGGTTAGGTAGTTTGTCTGTGAGCCCGGTCAATACAGCCAAAAGGCTTGGTACAGTGGCCGAATGTATCATAATTATGGCCAACCAGCCCAGTGTCTCGGCTGAGATTTTACCAAAGTGCTCTCGGAGGTAGGTAACGATACCTGCCCGGAATTGATCAATCTTTTCCATTATAGTTTCTCTTTGTAAAAGATATGTCGGCCTATCTTGGCCACCACGGGTTTGCCCCAATTGGGTTTGACATAGTCAGCATGATAATACAGGGCATCCTTGAGTCCGGGCAACCGGTAGTTTTCCAGAAGCACACGCTTGGCCACTTCCATGCTTTCGGCATAGGCAGCAGTATTGACGGGCCTGGTTTTATGGTTACCATCACAATACCAACTGAATTGGCAGACCACTTTTTCATAGATGACATTTTTTTGGTAGACCACATCGCAGATTTCCGAAGGAAATTTTCCGGATGCGGCACGATTGAGTGTGACCTGCGCCACGGCCACTTTGCCTTCAAATGGCTCATGGCCTGCTTCACGATAAACGTTCATGGCCAGGCAACTCAATTGTTTGTCACGCTCGGCGGCTGTGACGAGATTCTGTTTCCAGGGTGATCCGATATTTTTGAGATGATCAAATTTGGCATCCACCACGGAGAGGACACAGATTACCGAAACGATCAAACCAATTACAATCATGGCAGACTTGACAAGGAACTCGATGTGTTTCGAGGACCACGAAACATTTGTTATCAGCTGATAATACATTTGTTCGTTCTCCTTTTAAGAGTGTAAATTATGTAAGGGTCAATAACAGAGAGTAAAACACCGTTATAACCCAATAACTGATATTATTATACAGGTTTTTTAGTAGGAAATCAAGATTTTCTGGGTAGATAATGGGTTTTATGCTGCCAAATTTTTGCCTTCGTAGAGAGCAGCGATCACCGAATCTCCACCCGGCGAATCGGCAGCAAGGGCCAACTCTTCGATGAATCTATCCAATCCCAACCCCTGTTTGTCTACACCAATTTGGTGCAGCTTTTCGGCGAAGGCTGTGACTCCCACATAGCCTGTGGGGCCATCGTATTTGAGATCAACGCCGGCGCTGGTGAGAGCTCCTTGTTCTTGATCCAAGGCCACTTGGATATTGGCCAAAGCCGCAGACACCGCGCTCACATCCACTGGATCGGGTAATATCTCCGATACCTGCGCAAGATATTGCAGGTGAGGCAGTATGGGGCCTTCTGAAGCAATGGTGCCCAACATTTGGAAAACACCAGGAGTACCATTGGGTGTGGCTCCCGGAGGGGGAACTGGTTCTTGGGGTCTAGGGTAACCCAATGCTGCGAGATCAGGAAGACCACGATTGAGTCTTTCTGTGTTGACTCTATCCCAGACGATGTGGTCGTCTCCGGTGTAAGTGAGATCTTCGTTGGGTGTTTTTGTGTATAGAGAGGTGTCAATGGCACCGCCGGATGCAAACCCATCGATCTTCAATGGTATGCTAGGTACGCCCGGGATACTGGGTATCTTAGGAATATGTCCGGGTATCGACGGAACAGAAAGTTTATTGATGTCAAAACCAGCCGGCATTAGATTCCTACTGCTACCTAACCATGAATTTACTGACGAGGCTTTGGCCTGTAGTTCTGACAAATCGGTGCTTGCTGGCAGACCAAGACTGGCCGCGAGTTCTGCCTGGGTTGTAGCTGTTATAGATGGCACGGCAGGTACACTCAGCGATGTAAATTTACTTTTAAGAGAATCGGATATCGCGCTAAAATCCGGAGGAGCCGCCATAAGATGTCGTAGTTCGGGCACTTTCACTGATGACAGTTTTTTTCCAATATCGGTCAAGTCACCAGATCCAGCTACAGCTTCTAGGCTGGTGCCCAACGATGACATGTCGCCACCACCTTGAGTTCCAACTGCTGCGGCACCTTCTTCGGGACGTGGGGATCCTATATCTTCTAAGCCAGGTAGTCCTCTTTTCCTGCGTTCGGCGTTGACTCTATCCCAGACGATATAGTCGTCGCCAGTATAAGTGAGATCTGTCGGTGGAGTACTTGAATACAAGGATCCTCCTAGATTGGCGATAGGTCCTGTAGAAGCACCACCAACAATAGATGAAAAAGATCCCCCTATGTCGCTGCCGAATGAAGTTGGTAACCCTGGTGATCTCGGGATGGCTGCCAATGCTCCAGCCGGCAACACTTTGTTGGCATCAAGTGCATCTCCAAGATTATCCAGCTTTTCCACAGGAAATTTCGTGACTGTACCAATCATTTTGAGATCGGTACCACTAACTCCCGACAATATTTTTTTCAATGTTGCCTCGTCGGAATCAGACATGTTGTCAATGTCAATGCCAGCACTATCAAGTCTTTGCATCACCGATGACGGTAATGCATTCTGTGAACTGAGGTTCTTGATCAGGGACGAAGCCTTGCCCATGTCAGCCAAAGAGCTGGGGTTATACATGGTGCCGAAACCTTTGAGGCTATTGCCGATCTTGGTCAAAGCCTCAGGGCCTCCGGGAAAAGATCCAGTTTTTCCTCCGGTGACCAAGTCCTGTATGTTATTGATGTTGGGTCCAAAATCAGTGAAGGATTGGAAATTTTTCAGTGCCGAAGCGGCATCCAAGATGCCGGTGGTCATTGACGATGCTCCACTGGCAGAAGAAAAGATACTAACAAATCTACGTATACCTTGCTCGCCTGGTCCCAGCAATCTTTCAATCCTTGCTTCTACATTGCCCAAGACCACTTCTATCGGCAAGTCATCGAGCCCAGCGTTGGGATCTGAGGATTCCCCTTCTTCTTCACTACCACTACCATAAGTCCTCAATGGACCGCATGCCGCCAGGGCTTGTGTGATTGCCTTAGAAGGCTTCAGTCCATCACCTTTGAGAAGATAATCCATGGCCAACAATATGATTGGAGTCTGCGCCATTGTTAACCTCCAATGCTCACATCAGGGCTGCCGGCAGCGACCACATGCCCGCATTCAAAAGGATCACCCATTCTGGCCGCGCCACGACCCTCGATGAATACTGTGCCTGATGCCGCCACTATGGGGTTAGGCACATGAGGTGGGTGCGGGGGACCATAAGGCGCATGATCCACATCCAAGCTACCTAGCATGGCTGCAGGTAAACCATTAATGAACACTGTGGTGGCTACATCGGCATTGACCATGCCATCACTGTCATCGGGATCGGATCTACGAGCGGCAGCTGGCATGTTTAAATGGCTATTCCTGTGGTTGTTTGTATGTAATGATTCTTGATGGCATCTGATGTCAATGCCATCATCATGAAATGCTGTCGCAGCAGCTCAATGGGTTTACCGTTGTCTACGCTGAACATCACAGGCATGATACCGAGACCCTGTTGGTTAGGGATCACCACAAAAGGCCTCTCGATCTTGACTCGATCGTCGTGTTTTTCCACTACTTTGGCCACGATTTCATCACCGTTGACCAACTTGAATGTCGCAACATCACCTGCGTCTATAGTTGAAGGGCTAATAAGCATTTATTTTCCTAATCGTTTGTTGAGTTCTTCGGCAGTGAGTTTGGAGAGACTAGTCCAGCCGCCTTCCACAAACAGTTCACCGTTTAAATAAAGTTGTGGCACAGTCCTGTGCCCTTGACCAACAATAAAGTCTTTCGCAGCAGCGTCCTCTTCGATGTTGACTTCCTGGAAGTCGATACCATGGGCCTTGAGGAAATTCTTGGCGTTGACGCAGTATGGGCACACGGTTTTTGAATAAACAGTCAGCATGTATAACCTCTTTGTTATTATTTTTCATAGGAAAAGCCAGTGCAATATCCTTGTTAGATATTTATCGCTGGCTTTTTGGTGTGTTAAAGACTGAAACCTTTAAAGGTATCAGTGTTGACATCCTGCTTGGTACCACCTATCACATAGGTGGTTATTTCAGTCTCCTGTGGCGCCACTTGTACTTCGGCTCCTGCGATCCACTTGGCTGTCCAAGGCAAAGGATTAGAGCCGGGCTTGATACCGCAATTTAAACCCACAGCAGTCATGCGCTTGCAAAGTACCCAATCCACATAGTCGCAGAGTAGTTGTTTATTGAGACCTATCATAGAACCGTCTCGGAACAAGTACTCGGCCCACTGTTTTTCTTGCTCGGCGGCCTTGAAATAGATCTTTTCACATTCCTGTATGGTCTCTTGCCTGATTTCAGCAAACTCCGGGTCATCTTGTGGTAGCAATTTGAGCAAGGTTTGCGTGGACCCTAAATGTATGTTTTCATCCCGGCAGATGAGTTTGATGATCTTGGCATTGCCTTCCATTTTTTTGAGTTCGGCAAACGCCCATGAGCAGGCGAACGAAACATAGAATCGTATACCTTCTAATGCATTCACTGATGACAGGGCCAACCACAGTTTCTTTTTCAACTCTCGGCGATCGACCACAACAGTATGGCCATTGACTGTGTGCGTTCCCTCGCCAAGTACCTGATACCACTGAGTGAGTTTAATCAAGTCGTCGTAGTAGCTGCTGATGTCTGCGGCACAATCTACGATCTCTTTGATATCCATCATCTCGTCAAATATTTTAGAAGGATCTGAATACACGTTACGGATGATATGTGTGTAACTGCGGCTATGGATAGTTTCGTTGAAGGCCCAGGTTTCAATCCAGGTCTCTAGTTCTGGGATAGTTGCCAGTGGTAGCAGGGCCAGGTTTGGACTCCGTCCCTGCACTGAATCAAGAAGTATTTGACGTTTGAGGTTAGAAGTAAAAATATGCTGTTCATGCTCAGTTAATTCTTTGAAATCCTTGGCGTCTCGCATGACATCGACTTCCTCGGGGCGCCAAAAGAAGCCCAATTGTTTGTCAGTGAGTTTGTCAAATTGACGATATTTGAGTGTTTCATAGCGTTGTATGCCTACAGGACCATTGGGGTCCAAGAATGCCAGTGCCTTGGTATGATTATTTGCTTTGGTATTAAAAACAGTCATAAATTTTTGCCTTAGTTCTTTAAATCACGCAACTATCGCACTCTGCATCATCTGCGGGTTGCTGAATGTTTTCTTGCGACGTAGATACTAATTTATCAATATCTAGTTCGCCTTGTCCGTCATTGGTGTTGAAATAATAGAGTTGTTTGGTACCATATTTGTAGCACATTATCAGGTGCTTGAGCATTTCACTCATGGGAATCTTTTCGTCCTCGTAGAATCTAGGATTGTACGAGGTGTTGACACTGATACCTTGATCGATATATTTTTGTAGCACTGCGCAGATTTTAAGATAGCCTTCGGGATTAGATTGTTCCCATAATAATTCATATTTGTTTTTTAATCGTCGATATTCAGGAACCACTTGCTTGAGTACTCCGTGTTTGCTTTGCTTCACCGACACATAACTTCTCGGTGGTTCGATACCATTGGTGGCATTAGAAATCTGAGCCGAAGTTTCAGCAGGCATGATGGCCATCAGCGTGGCATTGCGTTGACCGAATTTTTTTATCTGATCTCGCAACTCGTCCCAAGGCATACGTTCTTGATGAGTGACCAACTCGTCGACTTCGAGTTTTCTAGTGTCAATGGGAAGAATTCCATTGGCGCTTTTAAGATCTCGAGATCGTTCACAGGAACCGCGTTCTCTAGCAAGGTCAGCCGATGCTTTGATGAGATAATAGCTCCAGGCTTCGGCATATTCGTCCACTAGACTCAATGCTCTAGGGTCGCTGTAACTCAAATCATTTTTGGCCAACCAATAGGCCAAATTAATGATGCCTATGCCCAAGGGACGAAATTCTTTGGTGGCAAGTTCGGCTGCCCGGATCGGATAATTTTGATAATCAAGCAAGGCATCCAAACCTCTCACCGCCAACTCACACATGTCTCGGAAATCTTCGGGTCTTTTGACGTTGCCCCAGTTAATGGCCGACAATGTGCAAAGGGCGATCCTTCCATTCTCGTCATTGACGTCGTCTAATGGTACGGTGGGCAGATCGATTTCGCAACAGAGGTTACTCATTTTTATAGGTGCAGTTTTTTCATCAAAAGGACTGTGAGTATTGGCGTGATCCACATTTTGCAAATAGATGCGACCAGTGTCTTTGCGTTCCTGCATGAAGCGGCTAAAGAGATCGATGGCCTTGAATGTTTTCTTGCGTAGTTTGGTATTGC